CGATGTTGCGTGGATCGTTTACAACTTGGAGCCCGACAACGGTTTGGAGTTTGGCGACTAGGTCGTCGTAGCCCTCATTGAATAAGTCGGTGTAGGTCGGGACTGGCACTAGGCCACCTGCGGACGGTCAATGCCTAACAACTGGCGGATCATTCCATTGAGGCCCATGACGGGAGCGGTGCCCATGGACTGAAAGGATGCAAAGGAATCCATGGATCCGCGTTGACGGTACAACGCTCCGCCGTACATGATCGTCCCAAGTTTGACATCCTGCGAAGGGACAGTCGTCAGGGAGTCGACATAGCCGGCTTCCATTCGTCGGCGCCAGCAGAACTGGGAAGCACTAGAGGCGCATATTGTGAGGAACGTGGCGTCGGCTGCGGTTGCGGTTCCTATGCCCAACCAGTCTTCGATGTCCGTGGCCGTGATCCAAGAGCAAGTTGGAGTCGATGTCAGGGTTCCAGACGCGGCGGTGCGATCTACATCGGCGGCCGTCTTTGCGTATAGGACTTGGTTGGCGATTGGTACGTTGACGTCGTAGAGCAAGTCGCCTTCGGAATCTACGCCTTCGTACAGATATTGCGGAAGGGCGCGGATTGTGTAGGTGCCGTTAAACGTGGCGTCTACGCCTGCAACTGTGATTGACTGTCCGACCTCCAACTCCGTCGGGGTGAGGAGTTGAAGGACGGCAAAGTCGTCTATGAGGTATTTGTTGGTGACGCTGTAAACAGCCATGAGCGGATGCTCCGCTCTCGACTAGGCCTGAGTGATCTTGCGGATCATTCCACCAATTGCGGCGAAGGTTGAGACGTAACCGTGGAAGGACATTGTGCGTCCCAAAGTTGACGGCACTTCAACGCTCATCAAGCCACGAATGGATTCGTAGAACTCAAACGCGTCGCCTTGACCTTGGCCGACTCGGGTAATGATCATGGTCTTTGCAGCGAAGTTGCTGTCAACTACAAGTTGCAAGCCCATTGGGGTTCCGTTCCAAGATCCTGCGCTTGATGCTCCAAGTGCGTTCTGACCGGTGAGGCCTGCTCCGATGAATGGGAACAGCGGACGCTTGCTGGAGTCAACAAGTTGACCGAGTTGAGCCCATACGTCAACAGAGACGAACATGTGGGTCGGCATCCAGTTACGGTTTGCTGACACGTCGTTTGCTGCGTCGTAAACAGACTTCAACAAGTCTTCTGGAGTTCCGTCCCAGACGCCCGACGAGTTGGCTGCTGCAAGCAAGTTGTCTGCTGCCAAGTTGTCGGAGGCGATCATGTACTCGCCCATCAAGTCATTGAGGATCAATTGCATCGCTGGACCAGACGTGAAGTCGATGTCCTGAATTGAGAGGGTAACTTGTCCGGCCAAGGTTGTCTTGCTAACCGAGTTCGAGGCAATGACCATTGTTGTAGCCGATGCTGCGGTGAGTTCGCTTGACTGTGTAGCGACGCTTGTGTGCGTGGTGATCGTTGGACGAATGAAAGTCTTTGATGCTCCGCCGTCTGGATATGCGCGAGCGCCAAGTGCTTCCACGGTAGGCCTCACGAAATTTAGATCCTGCACGAGCGGCAAGAGCACGGGGACTGGGAGCAAGCCGGGTGTGTCAGTAGTAAGCACATCGCCTGCTGCCGCTTGTAATGCGGTGCGCTGTGATGCGCTGTATTCGGCGACTGCTTTGTTCATGTTCTTGAACGTGTCTCCGCCGATGTGATAAGCGGCCATAAAGTCGCCTGCGCTTGGCAACTTAAACTCGCGCTTTGGCTGCGCTGGAATTGCTGCGGTTGGAATGGTTGCTTCGACTACTGGTGTTTCTACTGATTCAGACATTGGGTTCTCCTGTTGAGGTTCTTGTTCTTCATTATTGCTTATTTCTTCTTCGGGCTGGTGGATACTGGCCGCGACTTTTGTGATCTGCGCTGCGTCTCCGAATGCGCCTATGGGGACTAATGACAATTCCGTCCAAGAAGCTTCTTCGATGATCATTGTTCCATCGTCCGAATAAGAGAACTTGGTGGGGTTTATACCGACCGAAACTTGGTCAATGGTGCCATCGCTGGCCATAATAAGCGCATCATTTCCGAGAGAAGTGGCGCTGATCTTGGCAGTAAAAAGCATGCCTTCTGGGGTGTCTACTCGCTCGGTGACAACGCCGACGGGTTGGCTGGCGTCGTGGTACATGAAGAGCCGTGGTGCTTTGCCTTCGGTTGGTAGGGCGCCCGGGAGAATACGAACGGTGGTTCCGTCGGAGACGGTTGCGTCCACGTTGTAGGGTGCGGCAATTCCTGAGATCGTTCTGCGTGGTGCGTCGCCTGCGGCGGCGTCAAGCGTGAAGTCTCCTGCAATTAGTTTGATCATCGGTTTGCTAATCCTTCTTGAGTGTTTTCTTGGTAGGTGGGTTCGTCTGCTTTGTCGGCCATATAGTTCTCTTCCAGATAGGACTCTGCGTCAAACTCGACGTAGGTTCCGCGTGGAAGAACGGAGTCCATGGAAAGCGCGGCCGCAATTGCTTCGGCGTACATTTTGAGTCCGAAGATATACAAGTCGGCGCGGGCTTGTTGGGATGACTGATAGGAATACGATCCAGTCGATACGCCTACAAGATACGGTGGGACATTGCACAGGCGAGCGGCTTCAAGGGCGCTGTAGTTTGCTGATTCAATAAGAAGCATTTTGTCTGGGCTCATTGTTGTCGGTTCGTAAGATAGAAACTCATTAAGTGCGGCCGTTTGATTTGTTGCGCGCGCTGCGTTAAACGATGCGGCAAGATCGGCTAACTCTTGTGCGCTTAACGGTTCGCCGCCAGTCTGTTTAAGTACGCCGGCTGGAATGCTGGAAGATGCGTTGCGTGTGCGCGCGTCATTGATCTTTAATGCAGTCTCGACTACTTGCGTTCCAGAATAAATTAGTCCTTGCGTTGGGCTAAGAATCTGCACCAAATTTGTCGGATCTATTTCGCCGCCCTGAAAATAAACTTGCTTCGACGGTGCAAACCAAACAGGGCCAGCCATATCAGTCGTGGTAATTGAGCCGGCTGGAAGACGTGTGAAGGATGCTGGGTAGCCGTCGGCGGTGCGTGATGTGATGTACCAGAACGCGCGGCCGAAAAAGAACAAGTCGTCAAACGTCCAACTCATAAGAAAGTTGTAAGGCACTTCGGGATCTGGTCGGCGTAGCCATGATCGAGGAGCAAGGTAAACCTTTTCCATTTCATCGCCGTTCCACATTTCGGAATACATCTTGAGCGGCATGCAGCCAATGACGGATGCCATAAGATCGCGGCTCCTATTTATTGCGGCTACCTGTACGGCACGGTTACGCGCTTCGCCTTCTTGGTACGTGTAATACTGGCCGATCATGTTGACGCCAGTATTTTGGCTGGAGTAGCCCGGACTGAATGCGCCTGCGGCAGCGGCTTTAGCCGGCGGCGGCGAGATAGCAGCCTTGCTTACTTTGCGATCAAATAATCCCATACCTAGAGCATGACACACTTGGCGCGTTTATGGTGGCAACCGCTCGGAGGCGTTTCCGATCCCGACGAAAGGTAGGGCTCACGAGCGGCGCCGAGAGAATGCTAGTTCGGGACGATGACTAGTGAAGGCTTTTGGGTGACGCGATTTTGTGAGGCCAAGGTTGCCGACCAGATTAGGGTGCGGCATAACTCGATCGGGCCGGGTGACTTCTGGGATGAGACGGCGATTGAGCCTTGGGTGCGGACTAGGACGGCGCGTTGCACGTGTTCGGAAAGCATGGCTTCTCCCGTGTGAACTAGACGCATTTCGTGGATCATGTTTTTAACGACTGGCGTGTACTTCAAGATTTCGCCGTAACCGACGACTATTCGGCGGCGGTCAAACGTGGCGGAGTTGACTAGCACGTCAATTGTCGGAGAGAACGCAAACTTAACGGCTGGGTCTTTAGCGATTTCGGCTAGGTGCTCCAGTAGTTCCTTTTGTGTTTCGGCGGTAAAGGCCACGGAGTTAACAACGCGGCCATCGGGCAGGGAGACGGATCGGGTGGCGAAGTAGCGCGTGTCGTCCATGGAAGCTTCTACGGCGACGACTCCGCCGGCAGGGACTTCTCCTTCGTAAAGCAACTCAGGCCAGAGGCCGTGTGGGATCCAAGAGTTAGCGGAAGCAACCCACATATTTAAAGAGCCGCGCAAGAAGAGCGCTCGATCTGGGCCTTCGGATTCTTGGCGCAAAGTCTCAATCGTAAGGAAGTGTCCGATGGCTGGGTTGCCCCAATACCAAGACGATTCCGCGAGCGGATCCAATGATGGCTCTGGGCTCCATTCCCCGAAGTAGAACGAAGAAGGCTTTTTGAGATCAATGAGCCGAAGCGCGTTCTCTCTATGCCTGATAAATAATCGGCTCGCTTCCGTGCCGGCCGTGGAGAACATGGCGGTTAAGGGTGAGCGCCGAGCGCGTTGAGCCGGCAAGAGTCCTGCTTCTACTTCGTCGGAGACATCAAACAATTCGTCGATGATTGCCAAGTCAATTGTCATGCCGTGGCCGACCGAAGGACGCGCTGCTTTGACATACCATTTTGAGCCGTCTGGCATTGTTGCCTGATAGCGGCCGTAGGACATAATGACCTTGGCTCCGCATCGCTTTTCTAGGATCGGGGCGATCTCCTCAAAGAGCATGCATGCAAGATCGAGACGATGCGAGAGCGAGACGACCGTTTGACGCTGGCCACGGATCTTCGGCATCTCGATTAGCCAGAAGAGAATGAGCGCTTGGATGACTGTTGTCTTGCCGTTCTGTCTGGCCACGGACACAAGGCTCGACCTATGCACAAGATCCTGATCCGCATTGAAAGTAAGCATCTGATCCAAGACGTGCATCTGCCAAGGAAGCATCGTTAAGCCGAGAAGCTCCTGGGCTATGTCCCCCACAATTGCCGCCCACGATCCGACTCCGTCTGGGCTAATCGTTTCCAGTCTCGGCCGGTCATGCGCGATCGCCGCTGGTTCCGGCTGGTTCTTGCCATTCTTGGTAAAGAGTTGGA